TATCATGCCGCGAACTATTAAGAAGATAGTCAACGGTACGCTCCATAGAATTAATACGGCCTTCCATTTGGATCATGCGAGTGTAATACTCGTTGACCAACTTAATAGTATTCTCGTCTAAATCTTCTTGTAGTCTTTCATCTACTAGCATCAAATCATCTTCTGTTTCTACTAGCACTTCCAATAACACATCAATTTTTTCACTGTTATCGCTAATGTCCCGCAGAATATTGGCCCCCCAAAAGATAAAACCGCCTATCTGGGCAATCACTACGCCTATAATAGCTATATTTGCCTTGGGGAGCTTGTCCATTACCGCCTACCCTGCATTTTAAGTAATTCACGCTGCATTGCAGAATCTATGCGCTTGTCTGTCTGACGTTCCTGAGAAGCCAACCGCTTCTCGAACTGCTCGGACCGCATTGCTTGGTTCTGTGCATCCAACTGCAACTTCGCCTGATCCAACTGATCGTCCGCCGCTGCTTCCTGCGCCTTCTGCTCCAGTTCTGCCTGCTTGAGTTGCACCAACGGATCGGGCCCCTGACCAGATACCTGCTGTGACAACTGCTTGACCTGCTGCATACCCTCGGCAATAAACTGAGCAACCAACTGCTCCATCTGCAACTGCATCTGAGCCTCGTCCATACCCTGCCCTTGTTGGGACATCTGAACCATGGCCTGCTCCTGCGCGGCCAACTTTACATGCTCCATAATGTGCTTTTGTAAATCCATAGCAATCTTTGGAACCTGTGCAACCAACGGCGTAGACCCAAAAACCAAGTGGGACATGATGTGAGCCTGATGATTCTGACCCTCAAAAGCCGTTAACGGTAACATATCCATCGCCGCAATGTTTTCTGAGGCAGGGTCCGTGGGCTGTGGTTCCTCAGTCGGGGCCGATTTAAGTATGCGATCAACGTCCGTGACGCCCATCGCCTCGTACATATCCCGAAATACTTCGCCCATATTGTGCAGTTCTGGGGCCTGTGTCGCCAATTGTAGCTTGGTTTGCGCCAAAACTATACGCTGAGACTGACTAAATACGTTCGGATTGCTAACCGGTACAACATCAACCCGATCATCGAAGTCCTCGCGCATTATTGTTTCGTCTCCGCCCGCTACAGAGTAAGGATATTGCTGCGGCAAGCTTTCCGACATGACCCGCGCCAAAATCTTGAATTCCTGACGCATTGCGTAGTGCAATCTGTTATGAACAGCGCTCATGACCCGTGAGCCTTGTTCCATCATCGCTATCGTTGTGCCGACAGCCGCGGACTGATTGCCATCACCAACCTTTAAATCCGTAATGGTCGCGAACCGCTGACCCGCCTGAACCACAAAACCTAACAAATTAAACAAGGTCTGGTCGGGCCCCTTAAAAGGTAGCGGCATGAGGCTGTCCCTAATAGCCCCACCGGGTGCGTCAACGTCGCGAAACTCACCCGGCTGCAATGGATCGTCGTCATCTCTGATCCGTAGTCCGCGGGCCTTGAAACCCGCTGGGAGGTTGGACAACGTACCAGCGTCGATCAACTGTCGCAGCGCCGCCGTGGCGGTTCGGGATAAACCGCCAATCGTGTGAATCAAACCCAATCCATAAAAACCAAAGCCCGGTAAGAACTTATAGTGCGTAAAATACTGGATCTTCTTCCTCTGTTCGTCATCCTCTAAGTAATTACGACGGATCGATAATACCTGACCATTGTCCAAAGATAACGTCACTACATACGGTATCTTAATGCCAGTAGGCTCTCCATCGTCATCAACGTCTTCGTAACCTTCCAAATCCAAATCAACATGACATTCCAAAATCGTACAGTCATAATCTATCTGGTTCGGCTCCATGCCCGTAATGCCATCCAGTTCGCTCTCAACCTCGTTTAATTCTTTCTGAGCAGGAATAACGTCAATATCGAGATAAAAACCACTAATCTGACGCTTGCGTAAGTCGTTCAACGACATGCGAACAACCTGCGTAATATTCGGACAAGTCTCTAAATCAGACGTCTCATACGGTACAACCAAGTTTTCCGCAGGGACAAACTTACTAACCGCACGGTCCAAAGTCTCATCAAAATAAGTCTTCTTAAATGTAGAACCAGCCAATGGTAAATAAAACAACATCTGATCCATGTCAGGCGTGTATTCTTCCATGACGTTCGTAATATAATAATTCATAAACTGCTGAACGCGCTGCGATTGATCGTACTTGGACCGCGTCTCCTTGCCCATTACAACAGTACGCACGGGCCCCGAAGCCGGTAACAATTCATTAAATGCCTGCGCCTGAAATTGCGTTGCAGCCTCCGCCAACAACGGATGAGTCACGCCGGAGGCCCCACGAAACGGTTGTGTCCGCTCGTCGTAAGTAAAACCCAACAACTCCAAACCATTAGAATAAGCGTCTTCCCATTCCGCACGACTCGCCTTGTTGGCATCATATTCTTCCAAAAGTTCCGACGCTACACGCTGACACTCCCGATCCGCCATGTTTTCCGCCAAATTAGCATAAAACCCGTCGTCAATACTCTCGTCGCCCTGTGGCTCAAAATCTACCTCAACACCACCATCTTCAGTTTCAGATATCTCTATCTCGCCAACATTCTCTCCAATAAAGTTGGCCTCAACAACATTCTGACTGTCCGGTAACTCAATTTCCAACTCTGCACGTAAGTCTTCTTCGTCCAATTGAGACGGAACATTTCGGTCCATCATCCCCGCAACTGGTTCTCTAGCCATAGGTATCTCCTAATAATATGCCCTCACTGTAGCAGAGTTTTCCTCATCTTGCCAATCATCTGTTGGTAATTGCACAAAATTACCCTGACGATACCGCATTAAAGCCTGTGTCATACTATCCACAAGGTCGTCATGCTCACCATTCGGAAAGGCCGCTACCTCCTCTATCATCTCGTCCGCAAACGTCTCGTCGGGGGCCCAAACCATGCCAGCCTCAAATAATGGCGACACACTGTGAACCCTCGTCACCTTATCATTACCACGACTCGGTGTAAAATTCACTACCGGAATCCCCATGTTCCGTAATTCATGTGTCAACGGCATACCACTCGCCTTTGCCTCCACGATGACGGTGTCGGGGTCCCAAAACTGATACTCGTCAAACGCCATCTGCTTTAACTCCGGAAAATCCCATCGTCCCTTCTTACTGTCAAGTAATATCAAGTTTGGCCCACTACCACCCTCATTAGGATAAAAAACACCCCAAGTCGTAATAGCCGAATAGTCCGCAGTCTCCCGCTTACTAAACGCCGTATCGTAACTCTGGATCACATACTCCAACTGAGGAACCGTCTTCTGTTCCCACTTGCGCCACCACTCACGCTTAATTATCGCATTCTCCTCACCCGTAGGATTTTGCTGATACTGCGCGTTCCACTTGCTCGGAGGTATAGAAGCGCGGACCGCGGTCAAATCATCAAGACTCCAAAACTCAGGCCAACACGGAGTCCCATCTTCAAATATTGCCGGTAACTCCACAACTTCCCACTGATCCGCTAACTCATCTTTAGCCATAGCCCTTAAAAGCTGCCCCGTCATATCCTTCTCGGACCACCGAGTCTGAACCAAAACAATACTGCCTCCCGGCTGGAGACGTTGTCGGGGGCCCCCAGTATACCAATCCCAAGCATCATCAAAACCACTGCTGCTCATCGCAGTCTGCTCCGAATGCGGGTCATCAATAATCACCAAATCACCACCACGACCCGCCAAGTTCGATCCAACGCCCACCGCATAATACATCCCACCTTTGTTCGTGTCCCACCGGCCAGACGCTTTACTGTCCGCCGCCAACTTGACCTCCGGAAAGATTTCCTTGAACTCGTCACTCTCCAGCAAATTCTTCGTCTTACGTCCAAAGTTTACCGCCAACTCAGTCGTGTGCGTCGCCTGAATGATCTTCATGTTCGGCTTCTGGCCCATCATCCACGCAGGAAACAAAAAGGATGCAAACTCAGACTTCGTGTGCCTCGGTGCCATGTTGATGATCAAACGCTTCAACTCGCCACGGGCTACCCGCTCAAGCTTCTCGGCAATGATGTGATGATGCCGTCCTGCAATGAAGTCGGGCCAAACGGTTTTTACAAATGTTAAAAAATCTTTTTGGCACTTTTCGTTCTTTTCAAGCTGCGCCAAACGCAGTTCAAGCTTCAATCTTTTTTCTTCGAGAGATGGGTTCATAGCTATATTCATAGGGGCCCCTAAACATATCCTAGTTTATGCGATTATACGCGTTTTTATATAATAGTGAAGCTCGTATCAAATAACTGGTAAATATTTGCGAGAAATATGGTACATGACGCCGCCCGCACGGGCACCGGCCGCGGCGAAAAAATCGCGATTTTTGGCCCAAAAACCACGAAAAATGACCCGATATCGGAAGGGACCCGACGCAATAACCACGGACGCCGG